CCATCCCGTAGTATACTCCTCAATGTTTTGAGTTTTGCCATATCAGAGTAAACCACACTCTCAGCGCTCACCGCTACTCTTCTCCAACTCTCAGCACAGATGATCTCACCACCGTTGTACTCTAGAAGTGCAACATGGTATTTCCTCTCATGAGTCTCTACAACACCCCATGCATGGTTCTTGGCGGATGGTCTTATAAGCCACTTCTTCAAGTTCACATCAAAGACCCCAAACTTTTGACAGGTTTCAAGGTCGATGGCCGCCACGTCCTTTAGGATCTTCACAAGATTCGAGACAGCAGCAGAGAGAGATGCTACCAGGGAGTCTATAAAGTTTTTCATTTGCTGAACTTTAAGAGGCCCTGTGTACACTATCGAACACATCTGCTTTTTGATCAACGAACTTGCTGTTGCCATATGGAACTGCGCCAAAGACTCAATCTCCTCGTTCCTTGTAAAGGAAGCCTCAGTTATATCACCTGTGAATCCGGCCAGCTGCAACTCACCTCTTGCCATAGAACCCTTCATAGATGGTTCTTCCACATCCCTTGAGGTCACCACAATAGCACCTTCCGAAGCACTTGCTGAATCTTGCAAAGCCATAGCAACGTTAGCTTCAGTCGGACTTTCAAAAGTAAGAGTTAACCCACTCTCATTACTCATCACCGCTACCATAACTTTAGCGGCCATCATTGGGTCAACATTAAGTGTGCTACACATCTGGGAAAAAACATCAACGTCAAACTTGTCGGAGTTCTTCAGAACAGAAATCTCGGACAGTGCGTTGTACATCACCTCAGTTTCTTCCATCTTTTTCCTTATGTCCAAACCGGGCATTTCAACAGACTGCTTGTACTCGGTTACCAGCCTATCGTGAAAAGTCACATATAGATCTGGTACCGTTATTTCCAAAGCATGCTCAGAGACTGTTATCAAACGCCTGTTTATTAATCTCTCTTTGATTGATGGAAAGGCATTACCGAATGCATTGGTCACTTCGTCCCATACATACTGCGTCAAGGGTTTCGTTCCTAACGTAAACTTGCTTATTATAAGATCATCTTTTAAGACCGCAAGCTTTGTGTGTAAGAAGAAAGTCATCGACAGTGATTGCAGCAGTGATTTGTCCACATCCCATTCAGATCGGGCTGTAACACCGTTGATTATGACCCTCGAACGAATTGATTCGACGAAGGACAGCACATTGGTGTACGTAAGCGCCTTGGCTTGATATGTCCTGATGTGATTCAAAACAGTATAGACAAAGTCCTTTGAAACTAAGACTTCCTTGCGTGTTCTCTTATTAGTCTCTATTGAAATGTCGAACAACGGCACAATGACCATATCCTTCATTTTTGGAAACCAATAATTAACTGATGAAGAATCTTCCAGTAAGATTCTCTCACTATTACACATCGCAAGAGTCTTCTTATAGTGCCATGCATCCTCCATTGCAGCATAGAACTGCTCTGAGTCCGTGGACCTGTGCGCCACACCCTTATAAAGCAAGAAAGTATCTATTCTAGAAAATTTGCAAAACCAAGTATTTACTCTAGTAACTAAAAATTCTTTCATATACACTTCCCTATTGGAAGCTGGAAAATAGGTCTTGCACACATACTTTAATACATTACTATAACTATGGACATAATTTAAAGTGCTCTCAGAAGCAAACGAAAAAGACAGTTTGTCGCCGTCCCTTGAAAAACACGCATTGATCTCATCCAGATTTGCGTGCGAATCTTCTAAGAGAAGATCCTCTGAAAAGTGGAAAGCGGCGTAACATACATGTATATTCTTTCTAAGCAGCGCCGCGCCGAACTCATCGGCCGGAATGTCG